GAAATCCGATACCATTCCATGACTTAATGTTCAGATTGTTACCATTAAAACCTGCACCATCAACGTCACCTTTAGCCATCCCACCAGTGCCATCCCCAACCGTAACCAGGGTATCGCCACGCATATTTGGAGCAGAAATCCCCCCCGTAAAGGCGCCCCCCTCCAGCATCGCCACATGACGCCATGAGGTAATACCTGCTCCTGTACCGTGACCAAACAATACGTTATTGCCACTGACTGCAAGAACATCCACAACAGTGGTCGGACTTACCACCTCGCTAAGGGTAATAATTTGCCAGAAACTTACCTGGTCTGGCGCATCAGGTGCCTGATGTGCGCGCATAAACTGACAGCCTGTAGCCGCCCTGGCACCAATTGATGTTCGGTCAATTGCGTCACTGACAAATGTTCCCGCGAGGAACCTGCCATCACCTTTGAAAAGCACATTTCCCAGTCCAATATTTTGAACAAACAGAGGTTTATCAGGAATATCCGATCCGTTCCTGTCTTTCGCTAGTCGTGCTGCGGCATTATCCATAGCAATCTTGACTGCTTTCGGCGTAGCGGCCTGTTCTTCACTGGTGCTGTCTGTCGCGCTGCTTAACTGAGTGAACCCCTTCGCGCTGGTAGTGGCGTCCGGATGATTACGGGATTGCTCATGTTTTCTCAGCGCATCGCTGGCCTGCTGCTCATTCAGTGTCCCTTTCGGGCGTAAATCCGTAATATTGCCGTTTTCATCAATACCCGCCACCGCAAACACATAATGCTGTACGCCGTTTTGCACATAATCCGCCAGGTTGTCAGCAACCGTAATACGGGACTGCACACCCCACACGCTGGTAAGCGTTCCTGTCCAGCATACATCCAGCCAGACTTTGACTGGCCTGGTTGTCACGGTAATATTCAGGTTTTCTGCAAGCGTTGTGCGCAGACCTGCCACATAGCCGGTACCTTTGGTCACATAAAACTGATTCCCGCTTTTCCCGACCAGATAGCCGTCCCCAAAAAACGCCGCCGCCCCGAAGATGTCGATATTTTCCAGGCGCTGGCGCTCGTCCATTCCGGCCATACGCGCGGTAAAGTCAATCTGCCAGGTCTCAGCAGGCGTATTAATTCCGGTTTCAGCCTGTGCGCCGTTATATTCCATCAGAAACGAGCGTGTAAGCACGTTCCCCTGTTGCCCTTCAGCTGTTTTAAGTTTTTGCTGTAATGGCGCATGAACAATCATTGCCAGCGTACCGCTGGCCTTATTAATCAGACCAATCCAGTTAAAGGAAAAATCCCCCACATCAGCCCCCAGTACGACGGAATGCACCACAGCGTTGTCATTCACCACGCCCTTACGGCTGACGGCCTGCCGGTGAACAATCTGTTCAGCCGGTGGCAGGGTTTCATTGCGGTCAACCGGCTGATCCGGGTCAAGTGCCGGCACATTAGCGAACACAAATTCATCCAGCAGAACAGGCTCCCCCGTGGTGCCCTGCTGCGCTTTCCACTGTTCAAATGCCAGTGTAATTGCTGTCTGTGACATATAATCCCCTTATAACCCTGCGCTGTATGTCGCGTTGTTGGTTTCCGTACCGCTCAGTGCTGCCGGATAAACCACATATTCCCCCTGATCCCATCCCGCCCGGATAGTCAGCCGTTCGGACGTGATCACTTCAAACTGGTAACGGCGGCATGTCCGCCCGTACTGCCGGATAATCTGGATCATCAGCTGCGTGTTAGTTGCAATCTGGCTGTCCGTGACGCGAACCTGAATCACATCCCAGTCAATACCCGGCTGGCGCTCCATCAGTTCAACGTACCCGATCCCCAGACGCTCAAAGATACTGATAAATCCCTCAACAGAACCGGCGTCACGCGCATTCACGAAGGCATACGCCACACGCCTGCGGAACAGTTCCAGCGGCTCCCCGTCAAAGCGGGAAATGTCCCGGTCATACGCCAGCAGGTTAAGTAACGCCGGTGTACAGGTCAGCGGATCAAACTGGTTCAGTGGCCACGTCACCCAGACGTACACCTCCGCCCAGAATCGCCGCGCCGTTTGCAGCAGTTTTCGCGGCTCTCCCCTGTCCATCCAGGAGGGAAGTACCATTCCGGCCAGTTTTTTCATGAACTCATTCATTCTCAATACTCACCACAAGCGATTTCAGGCGCGGCACATTCAGCTCACTGGCAATGTCATCCAGCGAAAAATTCAGCGATTCTGTTACCGGAAAATTTTTATGGATTTCGCGCCCCAGCTGCGAGAAGGAGAACCGTGAATACGGCCACGTCCTTCTGACGTCATAGTCCGTATTTTCCCGGAAGGCGCACCGGATCAGGTTTTCAATACCGTCCTTCAGGCGCTTCTGTTCATCATCACTGATGTTGTTCAGGTTCCTGACCCAGACAGTGACCACCAGATCGTGCAGGGTTTCCGGCATGGCATAACACTGCATATCGTCCCCGTGGCCGTGATGCCCCTGCGTGTTGATATAGTCATTCACGGCATCCACAAACGGCGCAGAAGCCACGCCGCTGTCCAGCAATAAATAGGCGTTGGCTGTCCCCGGCCCCCTCGGTGCTTCGTGCTCAAAGAAAATCCGGTCAATGCTCAGTCCGGCAACACCGGCTATCATCGACCGGTACACCGCGTCCGTATGGTAGTTGCCCACCAGGTTAAACTGGTTACGGCAACGCTCACGCAGTTCATCATCGCTTTCCTCATCCGCGCCCGGTACGGTCAGCCAGTTTTCTTCACTGGCCACATGGCTGATGCCGTCCACGGCCACCGGCAGAATGCGGTAATATCCCGGCGCAAGGTTATATGCGCCGCCCGTTCCCGTTGCCTTTACCGGCAGCAGTGCGCTGGCGGTACCGGAGGCAATCACCACATCTTCCGTGATGGCCAGTTCATACACCCTGCCGTTAATACGTTCTGTCTGTATCACCGTTCCGGCCTTCACCGTCACCACGGCGCTGGCGTCTTCCTTGTAAAAACGGATAACGCCCTGTGCAGCGCTGGCGGGCTTCGGCGTGATATTCACCGCCCATGCCAGCAGCCGTAACATGCTTCCACTGGCCGTGGCCACAAACATATTGGCCAGTACGGTGGAGATCAGAACCTCCTTCAGCCACATCACCGGCGCGGTTACAATGGCCGTGACCAGTCGCCAGAACGGAGACATACGGGAGGTATTCGTGATAATCCCCTCCTCCGTCGCAATGGCATTAAAGCGATCGCGAATCTCTTCTTCCGTCACCGGCATACCGCTGGCTTTCACCACCTCTTCAAAGTCAACCTGTGGCTTTTCCGTCATAAATCCACCTGTACCGATATTCCGCCAAAGTCATAAGTACTGGCCGTGATCCACAACCGTGTCCGGCTTTCTTCACCGATTTCCACCGTCCCCGGAACGATGCGCTCATCATCTTCAATCAGCAATTCCATACGGGTAAAAATATCTGCCCGCATGGTCGGGCTTCTCTCGGCGATTAATTCTGTCGCCAGACCGCTTTCAATAATGGAATGAATAATGTCCTGCCCGATACTTTTACGGTTATTACATAATTCAGGTTCATTACCGGTATTCAGGACAAAGTCATTCCCCTGAATTAATAAATCAACATACAGGATTTCATTCATACGCCCAGCTCCTGAAACTCCATTAACTGCCCCGGCGTTATCATTTCTTTTGGATAGATATTGACAGTATTAATTTTCCGGCTGTTATCCGTTACAGCCCTTGAGTTATTACTGACAGATTTACTGATACCACCTTTATCAATACCTTTTAGCTCGCCACCTGTAGATAAACTATTTACTGTTAATGGTGGCGAAGAGGTTTCATTAGCCATTGAGATATCAACGCCGGGTATTTTATTTAGCTTCTCAACAATCCAGTTCCACGATTTCAGAAAACCACCTTTAACGGACTGCCAGACATTATCAAACATGGATACAATACCCGACGCCAGTCCACTTAATGCCTGTGAGGGTGAAAACCCTGTTAATAGCGCAATAAAACTGTTCCATCCTTCACTGATAAATTGCCACGCTGTGGAAAACACCCCGGCCAGCCACGCCACCACCCTGGCACATGCCTGAAACGCGGATGTTTCCATAACAGCCGCTTTCACCGTATCCCAGTGTTTAATCAGCAACCAACAACCCGCCGCAAGCAACGCTATCGCCCCGATCACAAGCAAGACCGGCCAGCTCATAAAATTAATGGCAGTGCCTGTCATAATAGCTTGCATACGGAGTGCAAGAAGAATGCCTCGCAATGATTTCATTACATTAGCCCACGCCAGCTTTGCTTTTGTGTTAAGCCACGTCCAGGCCGTATCGATTTTAGTAACCGCTGTAAGTAACTTCCATACCCCCTTCCAACCCATCATGATGAACTTTGAAACTCCCATGACGATATTGGCTACAGCGCCCACTGCCGCAAACCCCAGCAAAGCCATAGCGGCATAGCCGATAACACGGGCAATGTTGGGAAATAGCTGCATCCATCTGGCAAATGTCTGTCCCATATCCGCCAGACGGTTCAGCACCGGATACAATACCGGGATTAGTGTCAGCCCTATTACGGTCTGAATAGCTTTCAGGATTTGTACAAACCGATCCCACGGTTTCACCAGTTTACTGGCCATCTCCTGCGTACGTTTCAGACCGTCAGATCCGCCCAGTTCGGTGATGTTCCTCTGGAGAAGCGCCACATTACCGTAAAGGTGTTTGACCACAGCCGAACTGTCACCGAATGCCGCATCCAGTTCCGCCTGGGCTTTCAGATTCCCTTCCAGGCTCTTGCCGTATTTGCCCTGCAATTTAATCAGCATCTCAGGCATGGACAGCATTTTGCCGGTGGCATCCGTAAAGGACAGCCCCAGCTTTTTACCGCCCTCAATGGCTCCGGTCATGAAGCCTTCGTAAGCGCTGCTGGCTTCCGTTCCCAGCGTGCGGTTAAGCTGCCCCAGTACGGCCAGCTGTTCATCCAGTCCGACGCCGTAGTTGGTACCGACGCCCCGCGCCCCTTCCATCAGGTCTTTGATAGTGCCCATTTCAGTACCGAAGACCTTGCGCATATACACCATTTTTCCGGCCAGCTGCTCAGCGAACTGAACCTTGCCCAGACGCTCCGCATCGGCGGAAAAATTACCAAACATCTGCCCCATAAATTCCGCCGTTTCTGCGGCGGTGGATTTCAGGGCAAACGCCAGGGTATTAGCAACTTTTGTCACTTTCGGCAGTTCATTACCGGTCAGCCCGGCAATGGCGGAATTAATACTTTCAGTGGACTGAACAAATTCCACCGCACTGGCGCCATAAGTTGTACTGAAGCGCAGCGCATCCCGCTGTACGGCCTTTAATGCCTGATCATCAATCCCTTTTGATGCTGCATCATTCAGCGCATCATACATTTCAATTGCCGGTGATAACGCACCCCGTATGGCCATTCCTGTACCCGCTAAAGCCAGCACACCACCGCCAATCTGCATAAAGGCCGCTTTTGATTTTTCCGCAAAGCCGGTGACGCTGCTCTGTGCCTGTTTTAACGGGCGGGACAACTTATCAATCAGGCTTAATGTAAAATCTAACTGTTTCATTCTGTGCCTTTAAATGCTTTAGCCACACCATTGGCCACAGCAATTCCTGTATATTCCCAGTGACGATTATCCAGCCAGATAGCGGCGGCAATATCGTCAACGGAATCCTGACCATGTGGTAAATAATGACGGCGAAGTATTAAATATTGTTCGAGTCCGTTCTGTTCAATTGCCCGGACTCGCTTTGTCAGTTTTTTACTTCAATTTCCAGTTCAGGGGCGTAAATATCATTAACCTTACTGACAAGCTGAAGCGCAGCGCCCGGACGTTTTAATATTTCAGCTAAAGCTTCCTTGCTTTCCGTTGCAACAATACGCATCAGGTAGTTATGCGCAGGCGCCACTTTATTGTCCATTGCCATTTCATTAATAAACTTGTTATAGGCGGTCTGATTTGGTTCAAAAACAATATCAGTCCCACAGACACACAGTTTAATTTTTTCCATAAATAATATTCTCTCTTAAATTAATTTCATCAACCAGCGTGTTATGACGTGCAGCACACTTCCCGTATAACTCCAGATAAAGTGTCAGTAATTCCGCCGCATCTTTTCCCTGCGTGCCATTCAGGCGCGGCAGCTGCGTGACGCATTTAGTTTTCAGGTTTTCCTGATAACGCACGTTCGGTACTGGCGGCGGCGTCGTTGTACATGCGGACAAAGTCGTCAGACAGGCACACGTTAGTAAACACCGGCTTAACCACCTCCGTACGAATTTCACGCGGCGGTGCATTTTTCAAAGCCTCCAGTTGTTTTTCCAGTTTTCGCCCGGATTCACTGGCCATGCTTGCCAGCCTTTCCCCGGTAGCGCTGGCTGACCGGCTGATGGCCAGATCGATACTGTCACGCTGCCAGTTAGCCGCCTTCCACCCTGACCAGAAGGCCAGAACAACCGTCATAAGCCAGCCCGCCACCACACGATCCATCAGCGAACCCCGTCATGCTCCAGACTGAAATGATTACCATCCGGCCTGGATTTGAAGCGCCCGCCCCAGCTGCCGCCCAGTGACTCCCAGTATTCGCCCAGCGGCAGGTAATCCTCTGTGCGGGTCTGGTACTGGCCGTTAACAAACAGGTTAAAATCCACTGCCAGACGCCGTGTATGCAGACTGTTGGTAATACCGCTGCCCTTTTTCGCGTTCAGCGCCGCCTGTTCCGGCGTGCGGTAAGCCTCCCCGAACGTCAGCCGGTAGCCGTGTTCTTCTGCCCAGTGGATCAGATTTGCCACCATAACGGTAAACAGCTGCTGTTTTTCACTCAGTGTCATTTGTCAGCCCCTTTCCCCAGAAAACCGATCCCTTTCTTACGTAGCCAGGCTTCAACACCATTAAGGCCAAGAATCCCCAACGCTGAACCAATGCCGGCAAGCGCAAGCGGATGGATATCCGGTACGAAGTAAAGCGCCACCCCTGCCGCTACTGATAACGCGCTTCCCACAATGACACGCCCCAGAACCAGACGTGCCGTGATCGGCTCGTCACTGTTCAGCATCTTGCCCAGGGCAATCAGCGCCCCCATAATTGCCAGCGCAATAAACCCTTTTTCGTAGTCCTGCATCCCTTTTCCTTACCCGATCAGATTTTCCGTAGCTTCCGCTTCCAGATACGGAACCCCGTTGATGTTGACGAACTTCGGACTGGTCACGAAGTATTTAATTTTGTGCGTGGATACGCTGCCGCCTTTTGGATCAATATCCAGCAGATTGCTTAACTGCAATTTATTGCCGAACGTCTCGACCTTCACTTCTTCACTGCCAGCTTTGGCGTAGAAAAGAAAATCCAGCGGTTCAATACCTCGCCACGAACCTGCGGCGCGGGCTTTGGCTGTCAGTACCTGAAGCACTTTAGAACTGACTTCAATTTCTCCCTCTGCGGCCACATCACCATCAACATGGCCGTCCGGCACACCACGTGTCTGGGCGGCGGCGCTGTTATCCGTGATATCCAGCGAAATTTTTTCTATATGGATCAGTTCACCATCGATGTAGGCATCAAATGACATGCCTGAAATACGTTTGGTCATGCTGCGGCCTCCAGACTGGCATCCAGTAACAGGCTGATAGTGATTTGCAGCGGCACTTCATACGTGCGTACCACAATGTAAATATCCACCGCCTTCTTGCTCTTCCAGACAATAGAGACATCTCCATCCTGCGGCGGCTTCACCTCTCCCGGAAACGACACACCGTTAATGTTGGCCGCCGTGGACATTTCGCGCAGTGGGCGGGCAAACAACGTCTGGTGTGCCGCGATGCTGCCCGGCGTACTGTTCAGCGAACGATCGGCAATTTTACCGATAGCCAGCAGGCGGACACGACGGGCGGCCTTGTCCACAATACGTAGCGTCTCAATGGACTGATAATCCCCCCCTTCCACATCCAGCGTACGTCCGTCAGCCCAGTAAAAACCGTCATAATCCGGATACCACATCGGCACGCTGTAGCGCTGCGCTTCCAGCGCTTTAAGGGTGGCCAGCTCCAGTGTTTTCCCGGTGCCATCTTCCGGTAGTTCATCGCTGCCCAGATTAAGTAGCGCCCCGGTTTTCACCCTCGCCGGGCTGTCAGCCACCGTCACCGCCCGGTTACACAGGCGACCGGCCAGCACGCCCGGTTCATTCCCCCACAGACGCGGAACCAGCTGAACCGCTTTCTCTGCAATACCCTGCTGAAGGGTGGACAGACGTTTCAGATAATCCGCCTGGGCTTCATCCTCCTGCATTCCCTGAACCGCCAGGATGAACCACACCCAGCGCCCGTATTGCGCAATCAGTTCAGATCGCAGCGTTGCCGCCTGGTTAATCTGTTCTTTTGCCGCCACATCATCCGACAGCACCACACCTTCCACCGAGCAGGAAACCTGTGCAGCTTTGACGGCATCCACCCACGCGCCCGGCTCACTGTCTGCGGCCAGTACATGAACAAATCCCCACCAGTTCTGGCCGGCGTTCGCCATTGCCGCCAGTACATCACTTTTTAACGGGCTGCTCCCCTCACCCAGTAGCGCGTTAAAGTCACTCTGTGCGTTAACAGCCAGCGTTTTACCCACATTTTTGGTACCCGTACCGATAAACAGCAACGTGCGCTCCACCTCATTGGTTTCACCCAGTAGCTGGTTTACCTGGTTAACGGTCACGGTTGGCCAGGTCATGTTTTCCCCTTAATATCCTGCGCCTTTACATTCCAGCCAAAGCCTATAGCCTGAAGCTGACGCGCCAGCGCTTTATCAAATTCATCGTCATTCATGCCCAGAAATACGCGGGCAGGAAGATCCACTGTCCAGCTGGTTTTCGCTGCTTTACCACTCAGCTTTCGAATCAGTAATCCGGCCTGGCTGTATGGTATCGTCCGCGTGATATCGCCCAGCGTGGGCTTTTTCCAGCGTTTTCCGGTTCTCACCCGATATCCCAGCGCACGCAGTTTTTTAGCCTGGGCAGGTGTCGCCATTTTTCCGGCGTCCGCCTTACGTGGCTGACTGCTGCGGCTGACCTTTACCCGCATTCCGTTTTGTTGCGCATAACCTACGGTTCCTGCCGGAACCGGCGCTTCCCCGTTCCGGTACCCGCCGCCCTGCAAATAGATCCGTACGGCCTGAATCTCAGGCATTTCGCGGATATGAAGCAGCTTTGGCAGGTTACGCAGCATCTTCCCTTTGCGTTTTGTCTTACGTCCCGGCCATTTCTGGCCGTCCGGGGATTCCTGATTACGAACATGTCTTTTTGCAGCAGCAATCACGCCATATTTCGCCAGACGCCAGATCAGCCGCTGGCGCTTCTGCGGTGGCAACTCCATACTGGCCAGTGCCTTACGTAATTCAGTCAGCTGTTTTTTATTCAGCTCGCCACCGGCTATCATATTTCCCCGCTCACCGGCGCCCCGGTTTCATCCACACTGAAAATGCTGGCAGTTAACGCCGTCCAGATTTCAGGATCTGCCAGTGACCAGCGTTCACCACGCCACGGAATAGCCCCGTTTTCGTCCTGCCTGATCACCAGTTCTTCCACCATCGGAACGGTCAGCACCACAGTGGCGGTTTCCTCATCTTCCACCGACACATCCCAGTCAGGTTCGGCTTCACTCAGCCCGACTTCATCCAGCAGGTCTCTGTCTGCATCGTCCAGCCACGCCGCCAGTAAGGACATAAGTAACTGCGGCGGACACAGGCGATAGGGAAAACGCGCCCAGCTCAGAACTGCGTCATACCGAATAACCGCCTGGCGATATTGCCCCAGTCCGTAATCCTTCGCGGCGGGGATGAACTTCATTTCATCCAGTACGCTGTCAAATGATTGCATCGCCCGCGGCGGAACGTTCTCCTGAAAAAAAGCGGTCAGGCTTTGGATCTGCGTCTGGCTCATACTTTTTTCACCGTTGCCCGTTTAAGCCCCTTCATGCGACGGATCACCACGGACGCCTCAGCCAGTAACCCGGCCCGTGTCTCCTGGCTTTCCTGCCCCGGATGGCTATCACGTCGTCCGATAGTGGCGAACTCACCCAACAGATCCGCTTTTGCCCTGGCAAAAACGGCTTTCATATACTGAGCGCACAGGCTGTTAAGTCCGCCCATCTTTACACCCGGCACATCTGCCGCCAACGTATGGCCTTTCGCTTTCCAGCTGGCCTCCACGTTTTCCAGCTCGGCATTCACCTCCGCGACAGCGGCAAGCAGCGCCTGGCTGATGGTGTCAGCGTCAATATCTGGCGGTAGTGACCGCTGCACCTGAAAATCCTTCAGATTCAGATCCGGCCAGAAACCATTATTGGCCAGCGGCTCGTCCTGATAATCCAGCGGTGTTCCACTAAACATAAATCCCCCGAAAAAGGCGGACTGACCGGTTTCCACGGCGCAATGACACACAAGGTGTTTTGCCCTCCACCGCGTCCGCCTGGCTTGCGGTAGTCTTTAAAGCTGAACCGTGGTCAGTTCACTCTCATCAAACCAGGAATCTACAGCCCGGCCATCAGCAGCACGATAATGAAGCAAGTATTGATTGGCGAAAGTGGCGTACTCAGCACGCGCCTTCACATACCCATCTTCACCACTGATCGCCACTCGCACAGCCTGATTTAATTCGTATTTAAATTTGATACCTTCCATCCTTTAGGCTCCGTTTTCGAGGCGTCGAATACGGGCGGCAATGGTCTGCCGTGCTGTTCTGACGCCAATTTTTGAGTAGTGTTTTTCAGCAATGGCCAGCAACTGATCGGCTTTTTCCAGCGTTTCAATATCATCCACACCCGCAGCAGTTTGCTGGCCATCCTCATTACGCAGCAGCTCCAGCCCCGCAAATTTGTACCACTTGGCTGTTACCTGCTCATGCAGTCGCCATACCCCTGCCACACGTTCAAACGTACGGGAGAAATACGGCTCAATACTTTCTCCGCGCCCGGCGCTTTCCTGCGCCCATGCCAGCATCGTATCGGCCACAAACGTGGGAAAATTGCTGCGTAACTGATCCGGTGTGGCCTGTTGCTGACTGATTGCGATATCAGCCCATTCCAGCGCCTGATCCAGCTCGCCCACGTCAAACAGCCAGATAACACACCAGGCAAATACCGGATTGGCGTACACCTGCTTGCTTTCCAGATACGCTTCAACAGTCGGTACCCAGCGCGGCAGCAACACATCCCTTTTAAACTCAATGCGATCCGCGATTGTCGGCAGGCTGCGTACGTGTTCCACATCCGTTTCCAGCGCTTTGACCAGAAGGTGCATACTTTCCGTGGTTTCCAGCGCCTGGCTTCGCTTCAGCTTTTGTTCCATCGCAATGCGCTGGCTGTGACGCTGCGCGGGAGAAAGTGCCATTTATCAGCCCTCCGCTGGTTCGGAAACCTTGCCGATAGTTACGGCGGATTCATCAATGGCCGCATACAGTTCCGGCACTTCCACCGCATATCCTTCATTGCGCAGGTATTTGTTTTCAAACTGCTTACGGTCTTCCACAAACTCCGCCTTACGCATACGGGTATTGCGCTGGGTATAGATGTGCAGATTTTTCAGCGGCGTCACCACCATGCGTTTTCCCGGCATAAAAGGCGGGATAATGGCCGGACGGCCAGCAATGGTATTCCCCAGCAACTGCGCTGCGATTTTTTCAGTCGGACGGTCTGCGGCCTGATACAGGCGATACTGTTCAGCTGCAACCAGATCAGCCCCTACCAGAACCACCAGACGCGGGTCATTGCGGAACTGCGCCGGAATTTTGGCGTTAATCAGGTCTGACGCCATTGCATCCAGTGATTTGTAATCCCCGGCTGCATCCAGCACCACCGGATCGGTCATAATCTGATTGCCGCCCAGCAGCGTTTTCATGCGCTCATGCCAGCCGATATTCACATCTTCACCGTTCGGGTTAGCTTCGGGATCAGTGGTTTTTGCGCGGCTCTTACCGTTAAAGCCGATACGCAACATATCCAGTGCAAAAGCCTGCGTGGTAAATGCCTGGACAAGGTTGTAAAACTCGTTTTCATCTTTACCGGCGTTTGCCCAGACCGAAAGCAGATCCCAGCGCAACGCGGCGCAGCTGTCTGTTTCCACCAGTGAATAGTCGTTTCCGTCCACACCAACCTGGCGAATAAAACGGCCACTTTCACTACGTCCTGTGTGTAATACGGAAGAACCAACGGAAATCACCTGGCCACTCAGCTGATCAACATCCAGACAGGTAAGCATGTCCAGGAATTCGACGGATTCCAGCAGCGCAAGACGCAGCGCATTTTCCTGCGGGTTATTCAGGGAAAAATAACGACTGGCATCACGCGCCCCAAACTGCTGCGCCATGCCCGCCGAATATCCGTCCAGTAATTCCCGCGCA